TAATAAAATCATAAGTTAATGTTACATAATCAGGTAAAGCTACATTATAATATTCTCTTTGAGGTAATAACCCAATTTGTGTAGACATATTATCATATCTATTCTCTTGAGTAAACTTTTTTTCAAAAGTATAAAATAAATGTGGATTATTTGCATCTAATTTATCTTGTGGAATCATCTCATCTTTTTCAATAGATGTTCTACGATATGCAATAACTGGTGTGATAACTTGTCTTTTTTTGTCTCGCATAAAACCATCACGTTTTATTGCTTTCCATCGTTCTGGTGATGCATACATAGTTGGAACTTTTACATTTTCACCGTTATCTTTTACAGATGGTTTAATTACATTTTCAAAATAAAACATAATTGCACTATCCATATCCATCAAAGTTACTGATGGTGTTTTCATATCTTCTTTGGACCTTGAATACAAATATCCTCTATTTAGAACACGTTGTTTTCGTGGTAACGGTTTAGTTTTTGCCATTATATACTTCTCACTCTTTCAATATTTAAATGTGCCATCCTTGCTAAGAAAGCATTACATACAACGGAATGATTATTGCTTGTCTGTCCACCAACAAATTGACTTTCATTTATAGAAGAAACTTCCCAGTATCCACTATTCCAATCAATTATATCACCAATTTCTATAACATAACTAATATCAACTAAAGATTGTCTAAAAAAAGAAAATAATCCTGTTTGTTGTAAATCTGGTCCAAACTCATCAGTTGTTGTAGTTTGTTCATCAGCAGTAATTAAACATGCAAGTTGAACTCCTGGTTTATATACTTTACCTTCGGCTGATTCACCATACATATTAGTTTCTGTATCATATACTGATACTTTATACACTACTACGGTCTGATTTATTATACCATCTTTACCAACGTTTAAATCACCTATCAATTCTTGATTGAATTTTTTTATTGTATCTATGTCCTTTTGAGGATAGTAACGACTTGCCATTTGATTATCCTATGTATATTGGATATGGAATTTTATTTAACTTCTCCTGTAAGAATTCTGCTTCGTCTTTATCAGCTTCTAACAACGCTTTTCTACTTGTTTGTTCCAACATTTCTCTAAGTTCTGTTACAAGTTGCTCTTTTTCAGCAGCTGCTTCTGACCGTAGCGTTTCTCCATCTAAAGTTGTATCTGCGTTTGGTATAGGAATTGTCCCATATTTACTTCGTATAAGACCTAGTAATTCCTTACATAAAGCTAAACCATATTTTCTAATCCATTGTCTACCAACATCATTGATAAACTGATATTCCATATTATCATATGGTATATTTGAGTAATCAGAAATAACATTAGCAGAACCACTATATTCTGTTGTTAAAGGATTATCTCTATCTGAAGTATTGATGTAATCAAAATATAAAGTACTACTTTCAGTTGGGTCTGGAAATATTCGTACTTTATTATTTACTAATGAAAAACTATATGCAGATTTTCGCATAGAATCATTCATTTCAATAGCTTGTACTCTTAATAAGTCTTCAAATATAGGCATTAAAGTAAATGATACGGCCGGTGAATAACCCCCAAAACCAAAACCCTCAATCATATTCATTGTACCATATCCAGTTGTTGCATATGGGTCAAAGAATCTTTGCATTGCTGGTGTACCTTCATAATATATTCGTCTAACTTCAATTGAACCACTTCCACTTCCGTCAACAAATAATGAATTTAAATCATATTCTTGACTTCCACTAGATATAGTAATTGAACCTTTTTTTATATCAACATTACCACCAACTCCAGCTTCTGTTCCATATTGGTTAGATAACGATACTGTGCGACCCATTGTAGGTGTAACTCTTTTGTGCGTCAAACTATTACTTGACCCTGTAGCTCTACCTTGTAATGTTAATAAATTATCTTTTATATTAAACTGATTAACTTGTGCTGAATATTCTGTAACGGCTTCTTCAAAACACGCATAAAATGAACCAGATTGCAGTTCAATTGCCATAATCGGATACCCGAGGCGTCTTGCTGACCAATCCGCGAATTTATCAGCAGAAGATGTGAATTCATTATCACTATCGTAAAATCCCCAAGGTGTATTACCTGATGCGAATGAACTACTTCCAGCCCAAATTGGTTCTTGTGCCATTTGTTTCTCCTAAAAAATGTTATATGTCAATAATAAATATAAAGAAGTGTAATAAACAAAAAAAGGGAGACCGAAATCTCCCTTTTTTATAGTTGTACCTTAGTACGATTCAGTTATTACTGATTATTAAACGTAGTTTACGTCAGCAACAATAACTTTACCATAGAATTCCGGACGCACGATTTTCTTCGCGTATCTGGTCATTACCCCCTTGCGAGGTGTAAAGTTCTTAGGATCGTAGACAAGAGGTGTCATTATTAACGGTACATAAGGAGCATACACAGCACCTGTTTCAAGGAAGTTACTTCCTCTGAAACCGACGAGAATTACATTCTCAAACTGGTATGGGTTCTTGTATACTGTCCAACGGTTATTTAACATACCCGCTTTTTGTACACCCATTGCATAGGATTTGTTAGTTGAATCACCATCAGCAGATGTTGCATATCCAGGAATAGATTCAAGGATTGTAGCAACTTCAGGACTTACTACGACAAAGTTTGCACCGCCTCGTAGGGTCTTCTGATGAATTGCATTACTTACACTTTGGATTTTGTGTCCAAGAGTCTGGAACCAATCACCTTTAGTGTATGCATTAGATTCACCACTTGATTGTGCAAAGCTAGTAGTTAATGAATTATATTCATATCCAACTCTTGCACTCCAACGTTCAGTTTTAGCTGCTGCGTTTAGACGAAGCATATCAAGGATTTCTAGATCGATTTCCATTGATACATACTCACTAAGTAGTGAAGTAAGTTCTGCTTCTGCATCAACACTATGATAAGCGTTAAGGTCTTGAGCTAACTCAGGAGTCCAAACAGCTTTCAGTTTACGTGTTTTAGCAACGATAGCGACTGATCGCATTGAGATATCCAATTCAGGTATACCAACATCAGTTTCAGGGTTTGAAGTCAAACCACTGGATGCTTCAAAGTCACCACGTGTTACATCAGTCGGTGCTTTATGATAGCGTACTGAGAAAGTAGCGTCTGCTGCCACAGAAGCTTCTTTTACGATAAAACGTATATGAGTAGCTGCAGCATCAGAAGGATTAACTTCTGAACCGCCAACACCAGTTACACATTTAGTATATGCTGGGTAGTATGCTGTATAAGCAGTTGAACCTGTAATTTCAAATGCGCGAACGCCTTCCATATCAGGTGCACTTAAAAGCGATTTTGCTATATCATACCGTTTCATTCCAGAAGATATTGAGGATGACAAATCTGGTTCAAAATCGACATCTGCCCAAGTTGCTGAACCGGTATAAGCGGCTGCTGCTGTTGCTGCAGAAATTGATTCGTTAATTGAGTATCCAAATTTACCTGCACCGTAAAGGCCATCATTAGGATCAGCATCTGAACCTGATGTTACACCAAATACGTGTGAGTTTTGACTAAAGCCAGGTTGGCCTGTGCCATATTTAAAGTCTAGATAAAAAACAAGACCTGAAGGTAGATTCATAGGTTGAACAGAAACGAATTCCTGTGCTGCTAATTCACCAAAGATTTTTCTTACCAATGGTAGAGCAACACCAGACCATTCTTCAGAATTAGACGATGTACCTGTTGAACTAGCTTCATCAATAAGTTGACGAGCTTGGTTCTCAAGTAGACATGCCATTCCGGAGACTCTCTGTTCTTCATCTATGCCTTCTAACAATCCAGTTGGTTCCCATTTTTTAACTAAACCGCGGGTTTCATCTTGACGTTGACGATACGGATTAAATCCGTCCATCAACTTCTCGATTGTCCCTAGATTTTTATGTTTTGACATAATTTTTCTCCAATATTAAAGAATACCAGCCAACTTCTTAAATCTGTCTCTCATCTCATGTCCTTCAGCAATTACTTCTTGCTTTTCAGATTTCGTTGAGGCAACAGCTTTAGAAGCCGAACCTTTAGATTCTTTAATTTCAGTTTTAGGTTTCGAACCAAATGATTCAGCTAAAGTGGAATAAACCAATTTAACTTCTCGAAGGTTATGTGCTCTATCAAAGTTTTCCACAACTTTCATTTTCTGGTCATTTGTTAAACCAAATGAGCGGAAAAGTTTATTTGTGAATAGTAACTTTGCATTAAGCAAATTAACTTCATTCAACTTGGTACGTAAGTATTTAACGACATTGCGATGCTCGTCAAGTTCAGATTGAAGTTTAGCAACTTCATTAGTTGCTTCTTCTTCATTCTCTTCTTCAGAAAGGGCTGCGATTACCTCTTCAAGATCAATATCTTCATCTTCATTGACTTCATCTTCTTTAGACTCATCAACTTCTTCAGTTTCAGTAGATTCTTCTACTTCTTCTTTAGACTCGTCAACTTCATCTTCTTTAGATTCATCAACTTCTTCTTCTTTAGATTCATCAACTTCTTCTTTAGATTCATCAACTTCTTCTTCTTTAGACTCGTCAACTTCTTCTTCTTTAGACTCGTCAACTTCATCTTCTTCTAATTCACGAAGAACTGCTTCTAAATCGAGATCATCAGCTTCTTCCACTTCGTCTTCTTCAGCTTCTTCTTCGGCTTCTTCATCTTCTTCTTCAGAAACTACTGGTGCATATTTAACACCATTAATTTCAATGATATCAGATTCATCGTAGCCTTCTGCTTCCATTTCTTCTTCTTCGTCACCCATATCTTCTTCGGGTTCTTCGTCAGAAAATTCATCTGAAGGATCTTCATCATCTTCTTCAAATTCTTCTGGAGCTTCTTCTTCAGGAGCTTCTTCTTCATCTTCCCAATCTTCTCCCTCTTCTTCTTCAATCTCAGATTGAATTTTCTTAGCAAGCATAGATTGTAAGCGAGGAGTGAAAGCTTCTTCTAAAGCGATTTTAGCGTTTTCAAGAGCTGTTTCACGAACTGCTTTTGCATCTGCAATGGCTTCTTTTAAAAGATCATCCATTACTTTTCTCCTATAATTAAATTAATAATTATCTTTGTTTGGATTTAATATAGTTATTGGGAACTATAATGTGATTA